ATGAGTTTTCACCCAATGCTGTAGTTGCTGCAATAGCTGAACCTGTAGCAGAAGCTGAACTAGCTGCTGCTTTGTATTCATCTACATCTAGTGCTACAACAGTACCATCAGCTTGTGTGTAAGCTGCATGTCCTACTGATACAGTTGTACTTGAACCAAGTGCTGCATGATTTAATCTTCCACCAATAATTCTAGCACCATCTGGTAACTTGAACATATTGATAGTTTCTTGAGCACCATCCGCAGTAAAGTCTGCGTAAGCTACTCTCACTCTACCATGAAGTTCAGTAGTACTGATCTTTGATGGTGAAGCCGCAACTGTTTTTGCGTATTGTGTTGAATTAGCCATAATTATTTCTCCTATATTAAGCTATGATTAGTTTGCAAGAACAGAAATAACTTTCGCTTCTTCCATTCTAGTTGCACCGATTGTTTGACAGTAGTACACTTGAGTAGCGTAAGATTTATCTGATCTTTCGTCTATTCTAGCAGTTACGTCTTTACCAATACCAAGTAAAATACCATCTTCTGCGAAGGCAATACATTGAGTATTTCCTGCTCCATTTTGAGTAAGTCTATTAGAAACATGAAATTTGAATCCCATAAATGAATCAATTTCTCCATGAACCAATGCTTTTACTGTATTGAAGTCAGATGAAGTAACAGTAGTGTTGTTTAACAAATCTTGAATCTCTGTTGGAGAAACAACAATGTGTCTTGGAATTGAAGGATCAACGTCTCCTGCATCAAGTTTTTGTTTTGCTAAAGCTAATTTTGCTATGTTCATAGTATTAGCTCCACCAGTACCAACTGCTGTAATATTAGCTGCAGGTAATGTAACTGCTGTTCCACCAGATACTCCAGTGTTAGCTGTTCCAAGTGCTGCTGAAATAATTACATCATCCATAGCTCTTCCCATTGCGTAAGCTGCTGCTTTTGCATAAGAAGAAGTTGGATCAATTAGTAATCTAACTTTGTCTTGTTGATCAATCAAATCAGCAAATTCATAATCTGCCAAGCTACATCTTCTTCTTGAGTGAGGTGTATCGATTTGAGGTGTGTCAGAGTGTCTGCTAACTTTTAGTTGAGCTGTTACTTTTCCGATTTGGTCAAAGTAAGCATCTTTACCAACGATAGATTCTACTCTAACTGCATCTCTTAATAGAGATCCCATTTGTTGTGATAACATTTGTATATTGGCAGAATACTGCTCAACAAATGCTGTTGTTATTTGTGATGACATATTTGTCTCCTATTTACATTATTGTTATATTTATAAAAAACAGAATAGTTCTCCATCAATAATGATAGGCAATTCTTGGATTTAAACTCTTTTAGAGCAGAAGTCTATTCCTTCTTGTCAGTAAGGTTCTTGCGAATTTTCTTACCTACTATCCAATTATAATATTTTTCTGCGATTGGCAAGGGATCATTTTTATGAAACTCTGTTCCTGTCTCTTTAACCAACCGCAATACTTCTAATCGAATCTCTTTATCATTAAGATTATTTATCTGCATTAAGCATCTCTCTTAATGTATAAACTTGTTGAACTATCTTATCGTGATCTGGATGACTTTTGTTCCAGTATGGTCCATCAGTGTCATTAGTAATAGCTGATATTTCAGATTCAATATCTTTAACTGAATTTACATTTTCACTTTCAGTTGCAACTATTTTATCTTCTGACATCATACCTGCAATTTTTGCGAAACCTTTTATAATTTCTGGATGATCACCTATTCTTGTACCATCTTGTAATTGCATATCTAAAACATCTGGATTGATATTTGCTTTTGCTAATGCACCAGCTTGTGCAACTTTAGAATCAAAATCTCTACCCCACTCTGATCTTAATTCTTGTTCGGCTTGAGCTTGTGCAGTTTCAGTATCTATCTTTGCTTGTTGTGCAGAGCCTTCCATATTATTTTTATAAAAATCTAATATGCCTTCAGCTTGTTTATTATTTAAACCAAGTTTGTGAGATTGTTCTGCAAAATTTTTAATTGCATTTTCATCTAAACTAACAACATCTGATTTAACATCTAAAACATATTTGTCTGGAGATTCTGGTCTACCAAGTTTTGAGTAAACCTCATTCCATTGATCTTCTGTTGAGTTTTTATTTGGTACAGCAACTTTATCTTGACCAATCATTCTTGTTGCATTGATGTAAGATTTTGCTAACGCATCTATCTCTGTAAACTTTTCAATGTTAGGATCGTTTCTAAATTCTTCACTGATAGAACTTTTCCAACTTGCGGGAGTATCTCCACTTGAGACAGGTGTTGCAGTAGGTTGAGGTGTTTCTGTACTTGTTGTTTCCACAGGCACAGTTTCTTGTGTTATCTGTTCTTCTGACATTATTTATCCTTGTTGTTTTGCAGCATTGATTTAATAAATAGAATGACACTGCGTTGTCCTTCCATATAAGCACTCTCATGGCTATCACCTTTTACGTTAGTGGTAGAATGATAATGACATCTTTTTTCAAGATCAGATAAAACTTCTTTACCTTCATCTGTACCGAATATAAATTTGTAGTTATTTTGTAATTCTTTTAAAAACTTTTCTAGTTGTTTTGTTTCCATACTATTCCACTAATGCTTTTGCTTCTTCTGGCAATGCTTTTGCTAGTGGTGCTATATCTCCTCCGGCTTGTGCAACTTGTTGCATCTGTGCCATTTGTTGTTGTTGTTCTGCTGCCGCTGCAGCTTCTTCTCTTTCTGCATTAACTTGTGATTGTAACTTCAGTACCTTTTGTGGAATACCCACAAGATCAGCTACATGTTTAACAAGTGTATCAAAATTAATATAATCAAATACTGGAGCTACATTAGCAAGTGATCCTAGTATTTCTATACCTCTAGTAATAGATGAAAGCTCTGTAGATTTTTGTGCTTTAGCAAGAGGTGATACATATTCTATTTCTATGTCTTGACCAGATAAAAAATCTGGTGCAGGAGCAAACTGTTCTCTTCTTAATAAAATATTAAAACATCTATCAATTAATGGTTTTAATAGTTCTGATTGTAGTCTACCTAATACTGGTCCAAGTAATCTCATCTTCTCTTCGTTACGCTGGATAACTTCTGTTGCTGTCATTTGCGGACCTGTTTGTAACATCAGTTGATCAACATAAAAAACATTTCTAATAGCAGTTCTTCTTTGCTCTTCCATGTTTAATCCTAATGGATTGTTTGCACCAATGTTTAATGGTTCGATTCTATCTCTTGTACCACTTCTATAAAAGTTTAGTCCACCCGGTACAGTTCTTACAGGAAGTAAGAAGCCATCATCCGGAACTAATAGTGGTGGATCAACTTGTTTTTGTGCGGCTTTAATTGTAGTCTTTGACATTTCGTTTAGCATCTTTACGTCTGGCAAGGCTGTCATTGCAGGGGATCTACCATATATTTCATGTGATGCTTTTAAATATCTTGGCACTACAAAAGGAAACTCTTGGAAACCAGATACTGATAATTCATTACCACTATCCATTTCTATATACACAGATTCAAATGGCATGTTCTCTGTATCTTTTAATTTAGGATTGTAATCTGATCTTGGATAAACAACATGCAATATTTCTATTTCATTGTATGGATCTTTAACTGATTGTGCTTGAACTGCTTGTGATACATTTTTACCAAACTGTTGCATTGCTGCTCTTATTGATAAAGTAAATCTTCTATAAACTGTATCTATTCTACCCTTGTCATCTTCAGCTATAAATATTTCATTGATGTGTCTTGTAGAAAATTTTAATACATCTTCATTATCTTCTTGTATGTGCATTGCTGCAGTACCAAAAGTAATTAGATCATGGTATAGTTCAAATATTTCTTGTTGAAAGTTTGATCTGTTAAATGCAGAGTACATAACTTCAGTTGCATCTTCCAACCAAAGTTTTGCTTCATCTTCCATTTCTAATGCTGAATCTTTAAATTTTAATGAGAACCAAGGTGTAGATGGATTTGTCATCATACCATGTAATGATGCTGCTAATAATTCTACTGCTTGTATAGGTGATGAATCAAAAATTAATTCATTTCTTTTATCACCTCTTGATCTTTTTTTTGTAACATCAGCTTTTCTTGGTTGCATATAATCTGCAACTTCTTGCCAATGATTTTCCCAGTTAGCTCTTTGTGCTTTTAGTCTACCAAATCTTGCTAATAAAGATTTTGTTAAATCTGTTTTTGCCATTATACTACTTGTCCTAATAAAGTTTTCTTACCTAATGAATAATTTGCTGCAGTTTTTGTTACACCTCCTGCAGATGTAAGGATATTTTTTCTTCTACCTTTTTTCTTTGTAACTCTTACATCATATTCTTTTGATTTAGTTTTATCTTCTTCTACTTTTGCTTCAGTTGTTTGTACTGTTTGACCACCAACATTTTTTTGAACTATAGCTGGTTGGTTATTATTGTCATTACCACCATTATTATTTCCAGTAGGTGTTTCTCTTGTATAGCCTTTAGCATCTAATTGAGATTTAAAATCTTTTGATAAAATTTGTTCGGTACTTAATCCTTGAATATTAATTCCTTGTTTGTTGGCAAATTTCATTCTTCTATTAAGATTAGCTTTATCTATTGTATTTCCAAAAACACCTTTTATTATTGCATCACTAGGAGGTACAAAAGAATTTTTTTTAGGAACTGTATAACCAAATTTATCTGTAGTAGTTTTACTTTTTTTCTTTTGAATTGTTTTTAATTGTTGAGAATAAGTATCTACTTTTCTTTCATCTGAACTATCTGATCCACCTGCTCCTGCTGCTGCACCCATTATTTTTTACCTAGCAATGTTTCTAACTGACTTTCTTTATCTTCTTGTATTCCAAGAGGACTAGTTAGTATTGTTTCACTTCTACCTTTTCTTCTTCTTCTTATAGCATCTTGTTCTTTTTTAATTGCTTCTTTTTCTTCTGCCGATAACTCATCACTCGGTGCTTCCGGTGCTGGAGGTGGTGGCGGCAATGATGGCATTTTTGGTTTGAATATTGAACCCATAATAATCCTATATAATTCTGTAACTATTATCTGCTACACTTTGTGGAGCCGATTGTCTAGTATTAATTTCTTGTAGTCCAACTGCTAGGTAACGCATTGCATCACAAGCATGTGAACTCCAATCATGTACAGGCTTTGATCTAAACATTCTATTTTTATCAATATACTTCCTGTGGTAATGTCTTAACGCATCTATTAATTTTTTGCAATGGTCAGTATCAATCCAACATCTAGGTAACGTCATTGTGGTTGCGTGGATACCATCTTCTAATGGAATTTTTGGAACGACTTTAAACCTAACTCCTAATTGATATGCGACCTCTCTCCGGGTTTTGCCATTACCAAATTCGGTAACTTCAATGTCGTGTGGTGCAAAGTGATCTTTGTAGATATATTCTTTCTCATTTATCATATTAATATAATAAGGTAATCCTTGACCTCTCTCTTCATGGTAATCAATTATATTTATGGATCTGCCGAGCTGTTGATAAAAAATTATACTACTGTGGTCGGAGACCCCAAGATCCCATGCTGTAGATACTGGTAAGGCAGGATCGTATGGAACTCTTGTAAGGTGTTTATCATCATCTAGTTTTGCTATAACATCTCCATATACTGCTCCCTCGATATTGGCTATCCAATCGCACTCAAATTCTTGTAGGTACTTTTTCTCACCCATTACTTCTTTTGCCTTGACCAACTCATCATTGTCTACAATTTTAGTATCTGATGCTTTAGCTTTATAATTAAACCAATCTTCTGCACCTTGTGCATGTTGGTACAGTTCATAAAAGTTGTTGTTCATTCCCATTGGTGTACCAATAAAGACACAGTAACCTTTTCTGTCAGATAGTGCGGGTCGTATTATTTCTGGGAATAACTTACTATTGACGTTAGCATATTCGTCAATCACACAGCCATCAAGATATATACCTCTTAACCCATCTGGGGATTCGGAGCCTAGCAAGGTGATCCTAGCACCATTAGGTAAGTCTACACGCAGCTCTGTTTCGTTAAACTTGGTGTGGGGTATCTTGGCGGTAAACTGTTTCATGTAATCCCATGCAATACTTTTAGCTTGTTTGAAGGTGGGTGCAATATAGGCGAACCTAGGGTTGTTAAGTTTGGACAGTAATGCTGACCTAATTAGGTGGTTGATCATACATACTGTTTTGCCAAATCTTCTATGGCATACTAATACATTCCATCTGTGTTTGTCTATCTGTCTGTGCAAGTGAGCTTGATGCTTTCTTGGTGTATAGGGTATTTTAATATCCATATCTAGTGTATCATGTCTGACTTCATACCATCTATAGGGTGATAATCAAAACCCATATTGAGCATAGCATAGCTGATAAATAGATCGGCTGATATTTTATTGGGAAAGCCATAGAACTTAATAATGACATTGTTTGTACCTTCTTCTATGTAAGCAACTGAATCTAAATCATCTGCACTAAAGTAATCCATATACTACATGTAGTGGATTTTAAAAAAAATAAAACAGAAAAGATGTCTTTGTATAAGTGGGTGGGTGGCTGTAAGGGTGTCCTCAAGTCCGGTCTATATATAGAAAGAAAACTGCGGGTACAATCTGGGGTATAGTGCAAATTAGAATCATTAAAAACTACATTAATCTAGGTAAATATATATCTATTATAGATTAGCGATAAGAAAACATTATCAAACCTAATTAGATTAATTAATAATAATTGCTTTGGTACTTATTATTTACTGTCGCTTGTTATAATGTGAGAAAAAAAACAAAGTCTGTTTATATATGGATACGATCTTTT